GATCTTTCGCCGTGAGGGCCCGCAGCTGTCGGGCATCATCGACCGCCTGGTCGAGATCGTCGGCTCACGCGACAACGTCAACGGCAAGCCGACCGTGTACCGCGACGCGGACGATCGGCAGATTGAATTTAACTCGATGCCCAACCTGGGCGACGAGGCCAAGTACCAGGGCCGACCCAAGGACCTGCTGGTCATCGACGAGGCGGCCAACTTCCTCGAGCAGCAAGTGCGCTTCGTCAAGGGCTGGGTGCGAACCACCAGGCCTGGCCAGCGCACCCGCACGCTGCTCACGTTCAACCCGCCGACCAATGCCGAGGGCCGCTGGGTCATCGGGTTCTTTGCGCCCTGGCTGGACAAGAAGCACCCGCTCTACCCGACCGAGCCGGGCAAGCTGCGGTACGTGTACGTGGACCCCGACTCGGGCGCCGATGTCTGGATCGCATCGAACAACCCGCACCAGTTCGTGCTCGAGCACGGCCAGCGCGTCTATGACTTCGACCCGCTCGACTACCGGCCCGAGCAGATCATCACGCCCGAGTCGCGCACCTTCGTGCCGTCCAAGATCACCGACAACCCCTTCCTGGTGTCGACCGGGTACATGGCCCAGCTCCAGGCGCTGCCCGAGCCCCTGCGCAGCCAGATGCTGCTCGGCGACTTCGAGGCCGGCATCGAGGACGACCCCTGGCAAGTGATCCCGACCGCCTGGGTCGAGATCGCAATGGCACGATGGAAAGAGCGCAGCCCGCGTGGCGAAATGATGGCGATCGGCGTCGACGTCGCCCGGGGCGGCAAGGACAACACCCTGATGGCCACCCGGCACAAGACGCCGGAGACCAACTACTGGTTCGACAAGCTGCACGTTCACCCAGGCACCGAGACGCCCAACGGCAACATCGTCGCCGGGCTGGTGATCGGCGCCAGGCGCGACCATGCACCGATCCACCTGGACGTGATTGGCGTGGGTGCGAGCCCCTACGACGTGCTCAACAGCGCTGGCCAGGATGTCTACGGCGTCAACGTGTCCGAGCGGGCCAACAGCCTGGACCAGTCGGGCCGGCTGTCGTTCTTCAACCTGCGCAGCCAGCTCTGGTGGCAGTTGCGCGAGGTGCTCGACCCGGCGCTGGACAACGGCATCGCATTGCCCGACGACAAGGATCTGCTGGCCGAGCTGTGCGCCCCGCGCTGGGAGATGTCCGGCATGACCATCAAGGTCGAGTCGCGCGATGAGATCGTCAAGCGCGTGGGCCGCTCGCCTGACCGGGCAACCGCCGTGATGCTGGCCCTGATCGACACGCCGAAGGTGCGCTTGATCCGCGCCCTGGGCGACGTCGAGACGCCGGCCCTGGACTACGACCCGTATAAGAGCCTGCACCGGTAGGTGTCCGTGTGGCGGCAGCGGCGCTTCACAATCGGCCGCAAACCCCTCACCAGGACTACACCATGTGCATGAGCTCGCCCGACATTCCGCCACCTCCGCCTCCTGTCCAGGACGTCAAGCAGCCTGAGACCCAGACGCTGAAGGACTCCGCACGACGCAACCGCGGCGGCATGTCCGGCGGCAGCTCACTGCTGACAGGGCCCAGTGGCATCGCCTCCGGCGCCGTGTCGACCGGTCGCACCTCGCTGTTGGGCGGCTAATGGACGACCAGCCCGTCAACCGCAGGCAGCGTGTGCTGGCCCGCAAAGCGGCGCTGGTCAACGAGCGCTCAAGCTGGATCACCCACTGGCGCGAGATCAGCGATTACCAGCAGCCACGCGCTGGCCGGTTCTTCGCGACCGATCGCAACCGGGGCGACAAGCGCTCCAACAACATCCTGGACAACACCGCCGTGTTCGGCGTGCGCACGCTCGCCGCCGGCATGATGTCGGGCATGACGAGCCCGGCCCGTCCGTGGTTCCGCCTCGAGATCGAGGACAAGGACCTGATGGAGTCGGGCGCAGTCAAGACCTGGCTGCACGAATCGGCCAGCGTGCTGCGCTCGATCTTCGCTGCCTCCAACACCTACCGCAGCCTGCACACGATTTACGAGGAGCTCGGCCTGTTCGGCACGGCCGCCAGCGTCGTGCTGCCTGACTTCGACAACGTGCTGCACCACTACCCGCTGACCGCGGGCGAGTTCTCGCTGTCCACCAGCTACAAGGGCGTGGTCGACACGCTGTGCCGCGAGTTCCAGATGACGGTCGGGCAGATCGTCGAGCAGTTCGGCCTCGAGAATTGCAGCGACACCGTGCGCAACATGTACAACCGCAAGCAGCTCGACGCCTGGGTCGACGTGGTTCACATGATCGAGCCCCGCAAGGACCGCGACTACAGCAAGAAAGACGGCAAGAACATGAAGTTCTCGTCCTGCTACATCGAGCCCGGGCGCGACAACTTCGACAAGTTCCTGAGCGAATCGGGCTTCGAGAACTTTCCCGTGCTGGCCCCGCGCTGGGTCGTCACCGGCAACGACATCTATGGCAGCAGCCCCGGCATGGAGTGCCTGGGCGACGTCAAGCAGTTGCAGCACCAGCAGCTGCGCAAGGGCCAGGCGATCGACTACCAGGTCAACCCGCCCCTGGCCGTGCCCACCAAGTACAAGGAAGCCGCCCGCGCTCGCTTGCCTGGCGGCGTGTTCTACGTCGACAGCGTCGGCACAGGGCAGGCCGTCCGCTCTGCGTTCGAGGTCAACCTCAACCTGCAACACCTGATGGTCGACATCCAGGACGTGCGCGAGCGCATCCGCTCGAGCTACTACGCTGACCTGTTCATGATGCTGGCCAACGACAACCGCTCTGGCATCACCGCCACCGAGGTCGCCGAGCGCCACGAAGAAAAGCTGCTGATGCTGGGCCCCGTGCTCGAGCGCTTGCAGAACGAGCTCTTGAGCCCGCTCATCGACCTCGCGTTCGCCTATGCCCAAAAGGCCGGCATCCTGCCGCAGGCCCCGCGCGAGCTCGAGGGCGTGGACCTCAAGGTCGAATTCATCTCCGTGCTGGCCCAGGCACAACGCGCAGTCGCCAGCCAGGGCATCGACCGACTGCTGGGCACCGTTGGCCAGCTCGCTGGCCTGAAGCCGGACATCCTGGACAAAGTCGACTTCGACCAGGCGATCGACGACTACAGCGACATGTACGGCGTGAACCCGAAGCTGATCAAGCCCGACGCCGTTGTCGCCCAGGTCCGCGCCGAGCGCGCCAAAGCAGCCCAGGCCGCACAGACCGCAGCTGCCATGCCCGCAACCGTCGACGCGATGAAGACGGTCGGCGACACGAACCTGGGCAACGTCCAGGAAGCCCAGGACATCATGAGCTCGCTCATGGGTTACGGCGCCCCCTCACCATCACAGGTCTGACCCATGAAACTGATCGACATGAAAAGCACCGTCGAGGCCGAGCGCTCGACCCTGATGGCACCCGAGTCCCGCGAGGAGTACCCCTACGGCCTGCGCCTGTCGCTGAACAGCGAGACCCTGGCCAAGCTCGGCATGACTGAGCTGCCGGCGATCGATGCCGAGTTCAAGCTCATGGCCCTGGTCTGCGTCGTGGGCGTGAGCCAAAGCGAAAGCAGCGAGGGCGAGCCCTACCGCACGGTCGACTTGCAGATCGAGCAGATGATGCTGACGCCTGCGAAAGAGGAGGCCGGCGAGGGCTCCGACGACAAGGCCAAGGCGATGTACCCGACGATGCTCGGCTAAGCCTGCGCGCCCCGCGTGTCCGTAAGGCGCAACTCACCGCCTACGATGCGCAGCAAGTTAACCATGCGAGATCCAACCGACCTTCAAAGCCAAGAACGCGACGCCAAAGCCGAAGAGGTGGTGGCACGCGAACTTCGCCGCAAAGAGGTCGAGGACATCAAGTGGTTGATGGCCCATCCCCAAGGCCGGCGGATTGTGTGCCGACTGCTGGAGGAGGCTGGAGTCAATCGCACCTCGTTCAACCACTCAGGTTCCCTGATGGCGTTCAACGAAGGCAAGAGACACCTCGGCCTGTTCCTCACAGCGGAAGTGCTGCAAGCCGCGCCCGAGGGGTATTTCAAACTGTTGAAAGAATTCCAGGCCAAAGATGACGACTGAACTTGTAGCGGAAACCGGCGCAACTACCAATGAAGCTGGGGACCAGACAAATGCTGATGGAAAAACCGTAGACACGACGGCTGCAACGACGACCGATCAAAAGGCCGCCGAAGCTGCAAGCACAGAGACGAAGGTGGAAACGCCTGAAAGCTATGAGCTGAAGATGCCCGAAGGTGTCGAACTCGATAAGGCAGCGGCCGACGAGTTCACCGCAATCGCCAAGGAGCTGAAGCTCTCCGCAGCGGACGCGCAGAAGGTTGCTGATGTGGGCGCCAAGATGGCCCAGCGGCAAGTCGAAGCGCACACCCGCCTCGTGGAAAGCTGGACCGAGAGCGTCAAGACCGACAAAGAAATCGGTGGCGACAACCTCGCAGAAAACCTGGGCGTCGCACGCAAAGCGATCGATGCGTTTGGCAGTGACTCCTTCAAGTCGCTGCTCAACCAAAGCGGGCTGGGCAACCACCCCGAAGTCGTGAAGTTTGCGTACAAGGTCGGCAAAGCCATCAGCGAAGACCGCTTCGTGACCGGCGGTGCTAAGAGCGCCGAGACCGATACGGCCAAAAAACTGTTTCCCAATATGAACTGAAAGGTAGAAAACCATGTCCACTCTCGCTGCAAACAACCCGACGCTGCTCGACGTAGCCAAGCGTCTCGACCCCAACGGCAAAATCGACTCTATCGTCGAAATGCTCGCGGCCTCCAACGACGTCCTGACCGACATGTCGTTCCAGGAAGGCAACTTGCCTACTGGCCACAAGACCACCGTGCGCACCGGTCTGCCCACTCCGACCTGGCGCAAAATGTACGGCGGCGTGCAGCCAACGAAATCGACGACCGCTCAGGTCACCGATTCGTGCGGCATGCTCGAGGCCTACGCTGAAGTCGACAAGGCCCTGGCCGATCTGAACGGCAACAGCGCCGCCTTCCGCCTGTCGGAAGACTCTGCCCACATCGAAGGCATGGCCCAGGAACACGCATCCACGCTGTTCTACGGCAACGAAGGCACTGAGCCTGAAGCCTTCACCGGCCTGGCCCCGCGCTACAACTCGCTGTCTGCACAGAACAGCGACAACATCATCGACTTCGGTGGTACTGGTTCCGACAACATGTCGGTGTGGCTGTGCGTTTGGGGTCCAAACACCGGCTTCGGCATCTATCCAAAGGGCAGCCAAGCCGGTCTGCAAATGACCGACAAGGGCCAGGTCACCATCGAAAACGTCGATGGCGCTGGCGGCCGCATGGAAGGCTACCGCACCCACTACCGGATGGACTCCGGCCTGGTCATCCGTGACTGGCGCTACTTCGTGCGCATCGCAAACATCGACTTCAGCATCCTGAATGCTGGCGACGCTGCTGCGGTCACTGCACAGAAGGCGCTGATCACCGCCATGATCAAAGCCTCCGAGCGCATTCCCCAGCTGGGCAAAGGCCGCGCTGCGTTCTACGTGCCCCGCAACATTCGCGAGAATCTGCGCCTCGGCATCCTGGAGAAGACTTCGACCAACCTGTCCTGGGAAACGGTCGAAGGCAAGCGCGTGATGACGTTCGACGACATCCCTGTCCGTCGCACCGACGCGCTGGTCGCCTCCGAAGCACGCGTGGTCTAAGCAAACAAATCTGAAAGGAACCTTCAAAATGATTCTCGACTCCCGCAATGAATTCGCTGACGCCACCGCGCTCAGCACCGCGGCCACGGGCCTGGCCCTGGTTGGCAACGTGATCGACCTGGGCACCGACGGCGTCAACGACGTGGAAGACATGTACCTGGTGGTGCAGGTCGACACGGCCGTGACCTCCGCAGGTGCTGCGACCGTCGCGTTCTCACTGGTGTCCGATGCCCAGGCCGCCATCGCGGTCGACGGCAGCGCCACTGTGCATGCCACGACCGCTACTGTGGCCAAGGCATCGCTGGTCGCCGGCTACACCGTCGCCCAGATCGCACTGCCCAAGGGCCAGTACGAGCGCTACCTCGGCGTTGTGCAGAACGTGGGCACGGCAGCACTGACCGCCGGCAAGGTCAACTGCTTCCTGACACCCACCCCGGTGACCCAGAAGTCGTTCGACGCACCTTTCCAGCTGTAAGGCCTAGCCCATGAAAGTTATCGCACTTAAATCCGGCTTCATTGATGGCAAACGCATTCGTGCAGGGGCCGAGTTTGAAGTGCCGGAGACTTTCAAGGCGATCTGGGTGGCACCAGTGACCACCGCCGCGGCGAAAGCTGCGGTGGAGGCCACCAAGGTCACCAAGCAAAAGCCGATGACGCTGTCGCAGTCGGGCAAACAGGAAACCAAAACTTTCCTGGATGTCCACGCCGAGAAGACCGACCTGGCCTGATCGAGACTGCGTAAGAAGGGGAGGGGCTGCTACACGCAGCCCCTTTTCTTTTGGGTGTCCGTGGCGCTGGACCCGGCTCTTACACTGCCCTGCACCGGAGAACCCAATGGCCTCAGTCGTTCAAATCTGCAACATGGCCCTGAGCCACATCGGCTCGGACGCCCGCGTCTCGAGCATCAGCCCGCCCGACGGCAGCGTTGAGGCCGGCCACTGCGCGACCTTCTACGACCAGGCGCGCACCGAGCTCCTCGAGCCAGGCAACTGGAACTTCTCACTCAAGCGCTCGACGCTTGCCCAGCTGGTTAACACCAGCGACCTCTGGCTGTACGCCTACGTACTGCCATCCGACTGCCTGCGCGCCCGTCGCATCCTGCACCCGGGCGCCGACATCACCGTCTTCGTGCAGGACGAGTACCAGTACCAGACCGACGACAACGACTCGGCCACCTTCGAGATCGAGGGCGGCGTGCTGTTCAGCAACGAGCCCGACGCGGTCCTGGTCTACGTGCGCGACATGACCGACACCACCAAGTTCACGCCGAGCTTCACCGCGGCGTTCAGCTATCTGCTGAGCTCCTACCTGGCCGGCCCGATCCTCAAGGGCAGCGAAGGCACCAGGACCGGCGACGCCATGCGACAGCGCTCGATGAGCCTGGCGGATGTGTCCGCGGCATCCGCGGCCAACGCAAGCGTCACCGACCATCAGTTCACTGCCGCGCAGCTGCGCGCCCGGCGATGAGCGTCAAGAGCCTGCTGCGCTCCTTCGCGGGCGGGGAGATCACGCCCGAGCTCGCTGGCCGCCTGGATCTGACCGCCTACCAGACGGGCCTGAGCCTGTGCCGCAACTTCATGTCCTTGCCGCACGGCCCCGCCGCGCGCCGGCCAGGGTTCGAGTTCATCAACGAAGTGAAGACCAGCAGCGCCGTCGTGCGCCTGGTCCCGTTTTCGTTCTCCGCCACGCAGACCGTGGTGCTCGAGTTCGGCGATCTGTACATCCGCTTTCACATCGACGGCGGCACGCTGCTTGAGGACACCAAGGCCATCAGCTCGATCGCGGGCAGCACCGTGAACACAGCTGCTGCGCACGGCTACGCGACCGGCGACTGGGTCTTCATCGGCTCGCGCTTCTTGAAGATCACGGTGGTCGACACCGACACGTTCACGACCACCGACCTGGCCGGCGTCGCCGCCACCGCGGTGGGCACCACCGCAGCCCGGGTCTACACCGTCACCAGCACCTACGCGGCCGCCGACCTGTTTGACCTGCACTACGCGCAGAACTCCGACATCATCACGATCACGCACCCGAGCTACCCGGCGCGCGAGCTGGCTCGCCTGGACGCCGCCGAGTGGACCCTGACCGATGTCTCGTTCGCCGCACCGAGCGTGGTGCCAACCGGCGTGACCGCGACCCCAACAGTCGCGGTTAGCACCAACCTGACCGGGCAGAAGTACGGCGTCACCGCAGTGTCCGAGGACGGCGTTACCGAGTCGTTGATGAGCGACTACGCCAGCGCCACCAACAACCTGACGCTGGCCGGCAACTTCAACACCATCACCTGGAACTCTGTCGCCGGCAGCACCCGGTACAACGTCTACAAGCAACGCGGCGGCACGTTCGGCTACATCGGCCAGGTGCCGGCCGAGACCGGCGCCTCACCCAAGACCATCACGAGCTGCACGCCCTACGGCAACGGCTCGGGGTTATTTGGCACCACGCGCGTGCGCATCGTCACCAGCACCGCCCACGGCTACACCACGGGCGACAACGTGCTGATCGAGGGCACCAACTACTTCGACGGCGTGTTCAGCGTGACGGTCGAAAACACCACCACGTTCACGTTTGCCAAAAAGTCCACCCTGCTGGCCCTGGGCGCCACCGGCACGGCCAGCGTGGCCGCGCTCTCGCTCAAAGACGACAACGTGCTGGCCGACACCACCCAGTCGCCGCCCGAGGACATCATCGCGCTCAACAGCACGGCCGGCGATTACCCGGGCGCCACCACCTACCACGAGCAGCGCCGCTGGTTCGCGGGAACGAACGACAAGCCCCAGGTGCTGTGGGCCACCCGTACCGGCACCGACAAGAACCTGACCAGCTCGATCCCCTCGCAAGAGGCCGACGGCATGGAGCTGCGTGTGGCCAATGCGCAGTACAACCAGATCCGCCACCTGGTGGCGCTGTCCGACTTGATCGCGCTCACCGCGGGCGGTGAGTTCCGCATCTACGCCGAAAGCGCTCCGGCGATCACACCGACGTCGGTCACCATCAAGCCCCAGGGCTATGGCGGTTCGAGCAATGTGCAGCCGGCCGTCACCACGGGCTCGGTGCTCTACGTGCAGGCCCAGGGCTCACGCATCCGCGAGCTGGCCTACAACTGGGAGTCCAACGCCTACCGCACGCTCGACATGACCATCATGGCGCCGCACCGGTTCAACGGCTACACGATCAGCCAGCTGGCCTTCGCCCGCGCGCCCGATCCGCTGCTCTGGGCTGTGCGCAGCGATGGCACGCTGATGGGCCTGACCTACCTGCCCGACCAGAAAGTCTACGGCTGGCACGCCCACGACACCGACGGCACGTTTGAGAGCGTGTGCGTGGTGGCCGAGGCGAACGAGGACGTGCTCTACGTGGTCGTGCGCCGCACGATCGACGGGCGCTCCGTGCGCTACATCGAGCGCCTGCGCACCCGGTTCTTCACCGAGCTCAAAGATGCGTTCTTCGTCGACAGTGGCCTGACGTACTCCGGCAGCCCGATCACCACGCTCACCGGGCTGTGGCACCTCGAGGGCGAGACGGTCAACATCCTGGCCGACGGTGCGGTCGAGCCCACCCAGGTCGTGACCAACGGCAGCATCCTGCTGAGCACCGCCGCCTCGGTGATCAACGTGGGCCTGGGCTACACCTCGGACCTGCGCACGTTGCCCCTGGCCATCGAGGGCATGCAGGCCGCGGGGCAGGGCACCACCAAGAACGTCAACAAGGTGCATCTGCGCGTTGGCCAGTCCGCCCTGGTGCAGGCCGGCCCGAGCTTCGAGCGCCTGCGCGAATACCCGGCGCGCGCCGTGACCGACCTCTATGGCTCCCCGCCCGCGCTGCGCGATGGCGAGCTCTCGCTGTCGATCGATCCGAGCTGGAACAGCGACGCGGCGGTCTGCATCCGCCAGGACCTGCCGGTGCCGCTCACCGTGCTGTCGATGACCCTCGAATTCCAGACCGGTGGCTGAGATCGTCATCCGCCCAACGGTGCCGGCTGACGCGGTGCTGTTGGGCGAGAACATGCGCACGAGCGATGCGCACGAGGTCCGCGCATGTGGGCACGAGCCGATGCACGCCGCCGTGCGCAGCGTCGCGCACTCGCTCCTGTGCTGGTCTGCGTTCGCCGATGGCGAGCTCGGCTGCATCATCGGCGTCTCGCCGGTCTCCATCGTGAGCGGCATCGGCTCGCCCTGGATGCTGGGCACACCCGTGCTCGACGCCCATAGCCGTGTCCTTGTGCGCATGACGCCCGAGTACATTGCCAAGATGCTAAAGGCCTTCCCGCACCTGGTGAATTTTGTCCACGCGGACAACAAAACCAGCATGCGGTGGCTCAAGCGCCTCGGGTTCAAGTTTCACGAGGCTCAGCCTTTTGGCGTCCTGGGCGAGTCCTTCCACCGTTTTGAAATGCGAGCCTGACCATGTGTGAACCCGTAACACTCGCCGCCCTTGCCACCGCCGGGACCTACGGCGCGGCCAGTGCCGGCATCATCGGCGCAACCGCAGCCACGACGGCCGGCGTCGCTGGCGCTACCGCCACCGCTGCTGCGACCGCCATGACCACCGTGCAAGCACTGAGCCTGGCCGCCACCGTCGGCAGCACCGTGCTGGCCACCGGCTCCGCCTACCAGCAGAGCCAGATGGCGCAGCAGGTCGCCGAGAACAACGCCAAGACCGCCGAGATCCAGGCCCAGGACGCACAGCGCCGGGGCGAGAAGGACGCGATCGCGATCCAGCAAAAGGGCGCCGCTTACAAAAGCGCGCAGCGCGTGAACCTGGCCGCCAAGGGTCTTGACCTGGGCTACGGCACCGCGGCCGACCTGCAAGACCAGACCGACTTCTTCAGCCAATCCGACGCCGCCACCGCACGCACCAACGCCGCCAAAGAGGCCTGGTCGATGCGTGCCCGTGGCGCCAACTACCAGGCCGAGGCCATGTCGCAGAACCCCTACATGGCCGCTGGCGGCTCGCTCCTGGCCGGCGGTGGCCAGGTGGCTGACAAGTGGTACCGCTACGGCACCGGGCGTTTGGACAGCAGGCTGTACCCGGCGGGAGTCTAAGCATGGCCACCGTCCCCGTCTATCAACCGAACCAAGTCCGCGAGCAAGCCCTCCAAGGCGGCTTTCAGCAGGAAATCGACGTATCGAAAAACGCCCGCGCACTCGCGGTCGGCCTGGGCAACGCCGGGCAAATGCTCGATCGCGTTGCCATCCGAGACGCCGAGGCCGCATCGAGCAAGGCAGACACCGAGATCGCGGCAGGCTGGCTCCAGTGGGACGCAGCCAACCGCACCAAATTCCAGGGCGAGAAGGCAGGCGAGTACACCGCCGCGGCCCAGGAGTGGTGGACCAAGGCCTCGCAAACCTACGGCGCGTCACTCGACCCGATGGCCAAGGGCCTGGTCGGACAATCCCTCAACCGGCGCCAGGCAGCCTCGCTGGGCCAGGTCGCGCAGTTTGTTGAGATCGAAAAAGAGAAGCACGCCGACAACACCTACGCCGCCAACGTCGACACGACGGTGCAGTTCGGTGTCACCAGTGGCGACGTGGCCGGGGCCGCCCAGCGCGTGCGCTCGCTCGCCGCGCTGAAGGGCGCCCGCAAGGGCTACACCACCGAGCAGACTCAGGCCGAGACACTCAAGAACCTGTCGCAGCTGCACATCGCGCAGATCGCCAAGCTGACCGAACTGCCCGGCGGCGCGGCCGTGGCCGACGCCTACTACCAGGCCAACAAGGCCGAGGTCGGATTCGCGCAGCAGCCCAAGATCGAGCAGGTTCTCAAGGGGGAGGTCGACAACCAGTTCGCCATGACCACGGCCGCCAGC